GCCGTCCGTGGGCTTTATAGAATACGCTTTGCCGTCTTTACCGGCGGCCCCGCTTGGTAAAAATGCGAGGGATGCATCGTCAAAAAAACTCATATTAAGATGGGTTTGTTGTTAAAAAATTCAAATCCGTTGTGAGACAAGATGAAGATTCAACACTCCCACCATCGGCGACAACGCGCGATGTAAATGCGGAAATGAGACCCGGAACGGGACCCGCTGAACCACCTCCACCAATCACGCCTCTACGAAGTAGGTAATAAAAAGTTGATTGCTTCATTGTGGTATTTATGTTTTGTAAATATAAGTATCGCCTTGCGGGTTTTATTTCTCTTTCTTCTGAATCACAAACCAATTGTCATTGTGCCCCAACACACTGATTCCGTCATAACTTCTATCCATCAAATATGATGATTCACCATCAATGCGTTGTCCCGATTGTGGTGATAATGTAATGGTCTTGTTTGCCACCACTGAATCATCCGTTTTGAATCGCATAATCACACCCGAATCAGCGTTCGGCAATGTGATGGTGTACGTTCCATTTCCACCCGAATAAGAAACAAAATTGAAATGGTCATCCAATGTCAACGTTTCTGAACCGCCGGGATTTCCCGTGATGTCATTGATGGTGACATTCACTTGCTTTGTTGTTGTGAATGAACCAACCGATGTGGCCGCCAGTGTTGAATTGCCTACAACATCCAATGCGCCACCAATATCCATTCGACCACTGAAATCTCCATCGCCACCGACATCAATATCGCCACCGACGTTTGCCGTGGTCGTTACATCCAAAACGTTCGTGTCAAGATTCACGGCATCGATTCCATCAAAAGAAACATTTCCCGTTGAACCATTAATGTTTCCAAAATTCACGTTGTCCGTTGGAATTATCACATCATCAAACGTTGGTGTGATTGCCGCTTTCGCAATCGCAAACCATTCGCCGTCCCATTGGTCCATATTTGCACTAAACGTGCCACCCAACTGAATCCATTCCTTGCCGTCGAATTCCAAGCGTTCATTGAAATCGTGGATGGAATACATCCCGCCCATGTATTTTTCAATAGGGGCGTCCATCAACTTCAATAATTCTTGACACACCAATTTTTGGATTTCAACATAAGAACCGGAATTCCCTTCGCGCCAATTGCTATATGGCACCTTTATCAATAAACCGCCGACATCGTATTGATTGACCAGTGAACCGCGTTCGCCTTGCCCGGTGAAAATACTTGTTTCCGGCAGTTCATAAGAAACCAAACCATTGACATCAGCATTCGGCGACACGGCGCGAATTCTTGTTGTTTGATTTTGTATTGAACCGAATGATGAATCAACCGATTGCAACGTCATCTTGTATGATGACGAGTTCCCGATATTCAATCCACGAACCGAACCATTCGTGTTGACGAAACCAACGAAGTCCCAATTGATAGTCATGTCGCCATCGGTTGGGATTTGAGGTGTGACGATTGTTGTTGGTCCACCGATTTGAATGACATCATTGTTTCCAAGTGTGACTTGACCGCTAAATTCTTGAAATGTTCCAACGAGTATTTCATACCCCGAACCCGATTGTGTTGTCGTCCATACGGGTGTCGATGGCGTTGTTCCGCTGAACGTTCTTTTCAAATAGTAGGTGACGTTGTTGTTGAAATCAAACAATTCGACATTCAATTTCAACTTCGCAAATATGTTGTTTTGATTGACATTGACATTCAAAAACAATTTAATTTGGTGATTAAACACCAACGTCAATTGATTCTGCAATGCAGATGAAACCAATCCAACCGCCAAATCCGGGTCGTTGGAATTGTCCCACGTCACGCCCTTCATTGCTTTAGGGTCTTGATTCAATGTGATGGCCACGTCATTCGCCGCTGGCAAATAGTTAAAGATATTGCCCGCTAAACGCGCTTGTCCCGACAATTGGTCAATCGTTCTTTCGTAAGAAACGACCGCTTCATCAATCTTTGATTTGTCTTTTTGATAGTTGTGTTCCGTGAATGTTGCATTGTCGCGAAGAAACAATTGTTCCAATCGGTATTTTCCATTTGCGTAATAAAAGCGCAAGCCGAAAATGGTACACATTTGCGACAAGATTTCAAGCCAATTTTTGTTGGTGTAAAACCCTTGTTCGTCAATCGTGTCAAATGCGTGGAAATCCGCGAACACCTCATCTAATGGATTGTTGTCGGCATTATAAGTCATTTCCTCGGCCCACCAATTACACGACACCGCCAACACTGGGTCGGTTGCTGCATATATCGCCAACGCACCAACTTGGTCCAATGCGTTGATGAATTGATTTGTGAATTGTCTGAAAAATGAAGTGCCGCACAACGTGTCTTTCAACTTTGAAATTCCGTCGGTCGCTTGAATACTAAACAACGCCGGGTTTGAAACGTCTTCAATCTCAATCAAATCTTGAACGATGGTTCCCGCCCAAAACAATTCTTCATCAATGGGTCCAATGTACCGGAACGTTCCGCCTAAATCAATGATGTCTTGTTTGTAACACGACGGCGATTCTACTGAACCACCATCGGCGGCAACGCGCGCTTCGAATAATTCCGAAACATTTAAAATGTCATTGATGAAACGGGCATCCGCTTCGCGGTATATCACAACACTGAATCGGTCTTGTTGGTATTGCTTCAACAACGAGATGAACTGCAACAAATGCGGTTCACCTTGGTTGATGATTCCGACGTTCACCGACGACCCAATGATTGGGGAATAAATGTTGTCGGTCTGCCCCGAATAGTTCAATTGAAACCCATCACCCGACACTTGAATTTTTTGGGCCGCGCCCGTGAATTCATTGTCGTGAAATTCAATCACATAATCAATTTCAAATGATGATGTAAATTCCGCGTATAATCTCGCCGCCATATATTAAAAACCTCTTTGTCTTGTTCTATTTCTTGACGCGCGTTCGTTAGACAACAAGATGTCCGACCCGCTGATTCGTCCAGTGACAACAACGTTTTGTCCGCCGCCGCCTTCCATCATTGTGTTGAGTTTTGATAGCGGAATCACTGCTTCGGATTCTCGACCCTCGCCAATCAATGCAAGTGTTGGACCCGTTACAATTCCACCTTCGGCTAGTGCTGGAATTCCACCTTCACCCATTTTCGACATGTGCGCTTTGATTCCACCAGCCACGGCAACCAATGCCGCACCCGCGGCAATTGCCAACGCTGGATTCATCGATATGCTTGCCGCTTTAAAGCCCATCAACGCGATTCCGTATTCAATAAACATTTGACCCAATTGCGACAATATCGTTGCGAATTGACCGATGATGAATTTGCCCATATCTGCAAAAGACGCTTCACCAACTGCCATCGCACCGGCGATTTCTGACATTCCAACAATCGTGTCAATGGCCATTCGATTAACCGCTTGCGTCACCGCGTCCGCCATTTCCATTGCGGCGACTTTTATTTTTGCGTAGTTCTTGCCTAATTTCTCGAACTTTTCGTCGGTCTCTTCTTCGTCGTATGGTAATGGTTCGAACTCGGTATCGGTGACGTCTAAATTGACATTGAATTGTGCGCGCTTGTCGGAAATAACATTCACGCGCTTCATCATTTTTTCGTAATCAGTTAGCGCGCGCGTTCCCTTTTTCGTTGAATCCGTGACTTCATCAACCTCGTCACTAAGTTTTCCAAGCGATTCAGTTGTTTCTTCGGCTTCTTCTTTGAACAATCCCAAATCGTCCTTGATTTCCGTGACGACTTGACCGATTGACTTGAACGCTGGAACCGCAACCGATTCCATTTTTTCAAATGGTTCGACCAACATTTCGTCCATCCCAAGCAAACCAGCGATTGCGTTGAATCTCCCAATCAATTTGTTGATGTATGGGATGACCAAGTTCACCAATCCACGAATGGAATTGATAGCGATGGCCTTCACTGAATCGAAGTTGTAAGCAAGGTAAATGAGGGCCGCCGATAACGCCGCGACCGCCAAAATTATCAATGTAATTGGTGACGTCGCAATCTGCACGGCAATACCCCACGCCGTTGTTGCGGCCGTTGCTAACCAAGTGGCCGCACGAATCGCGGCGATTGCACGCGTCAATGAACCGAGTATAAAAACAAGCGGTCCAATTCCCGCCGCAACCGCGGCAACGACTGCAATGAATTTTTTCATTCCCGGCGACAACTCGTTGATGAATGTCGCAAGTTGCGTCAACTTCTTAATCAATGGCGTCAATGCCACCGATACCAAACCACCGAATTCAATCGCTAAACCTTCGACCGCTGAACCCAATGCTTTGGATGCACCCGCGGCCGTCATATCCATGACGTCGGCCATTTCTTCAGCGGCACCCGCTGAATCTTCCAATGCCTTGGTTAATGGATTGATTTGATTGACGCCCTCGGCTAAAATAGTTAGCGCACCTTGAGCGGCGCGGCCAACTTCATCTTTCGCATCGACTAACGTCAACCCACTTTCGGCCAAATCTCGGATGGCTTCCGTGGTCGGTTTCCCCGTTGCCGCCAACTCGGAAATGATACGGCGAAGTTGTGTCCCCGCCATTGAACCTTTCACACCAGCATTTGCCAACAACGACATCATTGCCGTTGTTTCTTCCAAAGACATTCCCGCCGATTTTGCAATCGGTGCAACCATCTTCATCCCTTCGGCAAAAGATTCCATATCCATTGAAGATGTGGAAAAAGATTTCGCCATCACATCCGTGACGCGTGCCGTTTCGCTTACATCAAAACCAAAACCCCGCAATGTTGCACCCGCTACTTCGGCCGAACGTGCCAAGTCACTTCCCGATGCTTGCGCCAAATTCAATGTGGCTTCAGTGACACCCGTGATTTGTTTGGCCGTGAAACCTAACTTTGCAAATTCCAATTGCAGTCCAGCCACTTCACGTGCGCTGAAGATTGTTGAACGTCCTAATTCTTTGGCGTTATCCGATAAGGATTTGAACTCGTCAGCGGTCGCACCCGATACGGCTTTGACCTTAGCCATCTCAAGTTCAAAATCACGAAACACATTGAATGATACCGCACCCAACGCAACAATCGGCGCAGTGACCTTGGCCGACATATTTTTTCCAAATCGTTGCATTGAACGACCCGCCTTTTCCATTGCCCGTTCGGCCTTGTTTAGACCTTTACGGAATGGCGCGATGTTCGCGGTTAGTCGGAAATTTAATGAACTAAGACTTGCCATTGGCTTTTGCGCGTTGTTTGCGTTCGTTTAATACTTCTAAAATCTCGCCGCGTGTCCAAACCTTGCGGTCCTTCTTCGGCTTGCTTTCCCAAGGAAACACAATCAAATCTTTCGGCTTGATGCGCTTCTTTGTGTGTGGATTCAAAAGGATTGTTGTCATCCAACGCGTCCTTTCCCAATCCGTTTGTTCCTTTCGGTTTTGACGCTCATTCCAACCTTCAACCAAGTTCCCCCACTCGCGTGGCAATAGGTCGTAAAATTGGGACGGCATCAATCCAATTTGACCGAACGCGAACGCTTCCAACGTGTCCCATGTTGCAACGTCACCTTGTTGCGACGTTCGGTCATTTACTTTTTTTCACTACCCGATGAGAATTGTTGCTCAAAGACGGCGAACGCCTTTTCAATCAATCCTTCATCCTCATCAATCCAGTCGGCAACATCTGCCACATCATATCGGAATTGTGATTTTTCTTTTCTTGCGCCGTCTTTGAATCCACAATACATCAATGTGATTGCTTGGTCCAAAGTCATATCGTCGCCAAGGTTTTCCAATTGCGCCAATGTTGTTCCCGTCATTCTTGAGAATTCACGCAAGGCGTTGAATCCGAATCGAATTGGGTGTTTACGTTCCCCGATTTCAATGATTGTTGTCATGTTGTTGTTTTTTGTTGTTGTTGGTAATAAAGGGACCGCCCAATGGACGGCCCCGAATCATTTTACTGATTATGCAACGGATGCTTGCGTCAATACGCCAGTTCCGGTGAATCCGAACGAGAACGAAACGTTTTCTTCAACGCCCGCTTCTTGTTCGTAGCTTGTCAAATATGCGTCGCCAGTGTAATCGATTTCACCGCTTGTTGCTGAACCGAATTTCACTTTCACAAGTGTGCGGTTTGATAGCAATGTGAAAAGGTCGTCCGGTGTGTCATAGTCGCCACTTATTGAATAAGTCACCAACCCGTCGCCACTAAGTGACCACGCTTTCAAACCTTCGAGGTTTTCTTGCCATCCGGCTGAATCTTTTGTTGTGGTGTCGCGCACTTCCATTGAGGTGCTTAATGATGCCGATGTTGCACGGCCAATGATGTCGTAAGTTGTTCCGCCATCTTCTGAGATTTGAATCACAACATCCGTTGAATTCATGATGCTTGTTGAAGCCATTTGTTTACTTTTTTATCGTTTTTAAATTTACAAAATCAATCGCGTGAAACCCGAAATTTCAAATCAACTTGTGACCCGAACGTCCGTTCATCATCGCTGAACAAATCGCGTTGGCCTTCAAAGGCGCACGATTTTACTTTCACCCCGCCAATCGTTTGGTTCATTCTTATGAATGCACTCCGAACGTATTCAACGGCGTTTTGCGTGTCCGAATACTTTGTTGAAATCAACGTGATTCGAACATCTATTTCGTCAATATGCGAATCGCTTTCTTTCGACATACTTGTGGAAATGTTTGCCACCTCGTAAATCGCGAACGGCGTCGCTTTTGTTTGCGCTCCAATTACTGGAAACACTCGCCCACCAAACAACGTGTTCAATGCTGAATCGCTGGTGAACTTTGATTTGATAACCTTCCCAATCATATGCGCGCGGCTTTTACTTGTTTATTAAGGAACCCACGCATCAATCGCTTGAACTCGTTTGCAACGCCCGCCGATTGTTTCATCTTTGCGCGTCTTGCGAATCCTTGGATTCCGCTTTTGTAGTTGCCGTTTTGTAAATATCCGTATTCCAAAAAGTGCGCAAACCAACCACCTTTTTCCGGGTCGCTGAATGAACGCTTCACTCTTGGACCAACTGACAACGATGCAAACGTTGCCCCACGATTCACACGCGTGGTGATTACGCCCATAGATTTGGACAATGTTTTTGGCTTTATTTCAGCATAAACACCGCCGTTTCGGTACACAACGAAGTCCTTGTTGTTTCCCGCTTTGGCTTCTTCTTTGTATGCCTTCAACATCGGCTTCAATGACTTGCGTGCAATGCGGCGAATTTGTGCAGTCGTCACCCCATCGTGTAGGTTTTCCAACTCCTTGAAAGCGCGTTCGAATTCCTTCTTGATATCCTTTTCATCAAAGCCAATAAAAGCACCACCCGAACCACCGCCCGTGCGTTTGCTTCTTGCCGACATCATTCTTTCCGCAGTTGTTCCCATTAGTCCGCAAATCTTGTCACAATCTTTTGGAACGACTTGCGTGCGTCTGCATTCAAAATCGCTTCGATTGTGTAGGTTTTATTTTCGTATACAATTTGCATTTGCTCGTTAATGTCCGAGCGGTAACGAATAAAAAATTCCACTTTTTGTGTGGCAACCATTTGGTTTCCGTCTTCACCTTCATTGCCGCTTTTCTCCACGACCTTTGCCCAAACATTGGCCAAGGTTGTGAACGACAAAATCACCTCACCGAAATCATCAGTTGATTCGGTAAACGATTGAATCGTGATTCTGCGGTCTAATTGTCCCGATTGGTCAATCATTAGAATGTAAAGATTCGATATGGGTTCCACAAATATTCGGATGCCGTTGGCAGTTGACGAACGCGGTCCATTCTTTGGTCGTACAATTCCGAAATGACCAACATCATTCCTTGAATCAACGGCTTTGGAATTGCTGAAACATCAGTGCCCACAACATAGCGAACAATTAATTGGTTGATAACACCCGCGCCCGTTGTCCATCCACCGATGGATTGAATGCGTGCGGGTTCGGAAATTAAATCGGTCGTGTACAACGATGACGGAATCACCGCCGTTGAACCAATTTCATCTACATAAGAAACTGAATCGATTGATGCAACTGGTCCGCGTGATAAATACAACAAGTTCGATTGACCATCCCAATGATTGCGTGGGAATTGGTCAAAGTATTCATCGATTGTTGTGGTCACCAAAATGCGTCGCGTGTATTGTTCACACATCTCACGTGATGCCGATATCAATGCCGAAATCAAAGTGTCGTCATCGCTATGGTCAACGCGCAAAAAATTCTTTGCTTCCGTCAATGTGATGGGTTCGGACGCCGCGGGCGTTACAATATCAATTGCCATTTGTTAGCGTGTTTCTTTTGTATTGGTCTTTTTCACCGCCTTCTTTGCGCGTGCTTTTGGTGCTTCGGCTATTGCCTCACAAAAACCCGCATTCAAAAAATCGGTCAACATCTCATCGGAGTGGATTTCCACCACCGCGTGTTTGCGGTAGTGGAATCCGTTACCCGATACAGATTTCAAAAATCTGACTTTCATGATTAGGCTTGAGCCAAGTATTTAACCGCACGGCTATCAAGAACCTTCGAGTCCTTACGTACTGACGCAAGGAAACCAATTTCGAGAGTGTCCATGTAGCGTTCGTTTAAGCGAACGAATTGAACATCACCAGCAGAACGAACAACGAACTTGCTGAAGTCAGCCGCGAGCAATGTTTTCTTGCCAGTCGTGATTGCTGATTCCATATCGTTGTTGTAATAGATGTTATATCCGAATAACTTGTCCGGCTGACCCGCTTCCATCGATGGGATGAAGATTGGGAAGTCATTTGCAGAACCAAGACCAAGCGCACGAATTGCCGCGATAACGTTATCGTGAGCCATCAAACCGAATGATTGCTTGTTGCGGTAAGATGGGTCGATTGAGTGGATTAGGTCTAAGATATCGTCAGCGGCGATTGCCGTTGCAGATGCCGCGGTGTTTCCTAATGTTGCACCCGTGATGATACCTTGTGGCTGGCTTGAACCAGTTCCGCTGGTGAATGCGCCGTTTGTTACACGTGCGATTCTTTCGCCCATTGCTTCAGCAAGGAAAGAGTTCAAATCGAATGCGTTGTCTTGCAACAATTGCATTGAAACTTTCACTTGGCTTGCGTAGTTGTAAGCACTCAACTGAGCGTTTGCGAATGTCATATCTTGAACACCAACCGCCGCCGCTTCAGCAGTCAAAGCCGCATCAGTTGCAGTGTCGTTAATTGTTGGGTAATCCAACAATGCGCCACCCGCCGTGTTCAATTTTTTAGCTAAACGCTCAACTTCACCAGTGAACAAAGTTGCAACATCTAATTCGTTGCTGAATCCTTGAGGTACCAAGAAACCACCAGCCGAATCCGGAGATGTTGTTTGTCCGCGTAATTCTGCCATAACTGAACGCTCGTTTGCGTTCAATGCGCTCATTCCGCTACGTAAGTATTTCTCAAATGCACCCGCTTTGGTTGCCTTTGGAGCCATTTCACGAACTTCAGCATTTGCCGCCAATTCTTTCTTCATCTCGGCAGTGCGCTCGATGACGTCGATTTGGTCTTTGATGCTTCTTGCATCCGCTTCCATTGCGTCAAATTTTGACTTTTCTTCGGCGTTCAATGAACGTCCTTCTTTTTGTGCCGCGTCAACGATTGCCGTTGCGCCTTTGATTAGTTCCGCGCGTTGTCCGCGGAGTTCGATGTTTTTCATCGTTTAGAAATTTAGAATTTTACTTTTATACAAATAAAGGTTGGAATCTTCTTCCTTCGTTTCCACGACTTCGGATTCGGTATTCTCTACCGATGCCGCTTTCGCTTCTTCTTTGGGTTCCGTTTCCAAATCGCGCTTCAACTCCGATGTTGCGTCCGGATAAGCCGGTTGACTTACTGGGCTTACATCAAGCAAACGTGATACTTTTTCAATGATTCGGTAGGTTGTTCCATCGCGTTGTTCCCATCTATCTTGTTCGATTAGGAAAGCGAATGAACTTTGATTGACGTCGCCGCGCTTCATCAATTCCGCCAAATCATTGGCATATGTTGTGTTCGGTAAATCAACCTCATAAAACAAACCGCGTTTGTCCGTGCTGATTCTTAGCGTGCCACTCGACACACGTCCCAACAATAAATTTTCGTCATGGTTAAAATAGGCACGAACGTCGTTTTCCATAACGCCATCGAACGCACCCGTTGCAATTTGTTCGTAGAAACCACCCATCCATTCGGAATCCGAATTGTAAACGGCGGCATAACCACGAATCGTGTTTCCATTTTGTTCCGCGCTTTCCATTCGGAATTCGCGTTGTTCTTTTACGACTGAAGACTTGCGAACCTCAGCGTCGAATTTTTCCAATGTGCTGAATCTATGGACAACGTTCAACACTGGTTTGCGCTCAACGTATGCGTCGGATTCTGAATCGTAGCGGTAAATTCTAATCAATGCCGCCGGGTCATCGGTTGTTCCGTTGACTTTGAATCCGGAATCCGCTTCCAATTCGCCGTCATTTTCAACCTTAATGATTCGGCCATAAGCATTGCCACCCGATGAGTTCCAACGCACAAAGTCACCAACCGCCAATTCGTTTGGTTCTGCTCTTTCGTTGACGAGTATACCGCGAACGCTTTCCACAACGGACGCGTTGTTGTCGTAATGTTTGACGATGTCAAGTGATTTGATTTTCGCAATCTTTTCTTCATCGCTACCCATTGCAAAAACGCGTTCTTTTTCAATGCCGTTTGCAATCGCGAATCCTTGTAAATATTCCGCATCATTGCGCGCGCTGATGATATAAATTTCCGAACCCTTCGATTTCTCTTCTTCTAAATAAGCACGGCCAATGTCATTGTTCAACGTGCCATCAAAATCAAAAGAAACGCGTTCGGCATCTTGTTCGTTTGACATCTCACCTTTGCCGAATGTGATGACGATTTCCTCATCGGTTTCAACAACGGATTTGATATGCCGTTCGTTCTTGCTTTCGCTTTTATCTTCTTTCATTTTTTCAATCGTTCTTTTTGCCCAATTCAACATCGGGTCGCCACCCCATGCGGCATACATAATCGAACCACAAATTTCTTTTCCATCCTCATCGGTGAAACGACCTTGGTCGTATGTTTTCGCACGCGATAAAAACGAAAAGGTCCGAACCAAAACATCGTCCGAAATCGGTGCGCCGCTTGACAATTGCGATGCACGTGTCCAACCCACGGGTGTGCCGCAATCGGTTCCGTTGTCCTCGCGGTGTTTTAACGCCTTTTTAGCGTTGTTCTTTGCCCCTTCGGGGTAATCACTCCACGGCATCGCTTGCGTCGTTTTGCGGGCTTGCCACGTCAATCATATTCATTGGTTGAAGATATGCGTCACCATTTTCAATCGGTTCCATGTTTTCCAACTTACGCACATCGTTTGCGCTAATCCATCCCCATTGACGTCCCTTTGTATAGGCTTCATATCTTGAACGAATATCACCACGCAACAATCCGTCCATATTAAAACGGATGTAATATTCGGAATCACCGACAAACAACTTGC